CAATAGTAACTGAAACAGTGGCAGGTAAAAAATCAGCAGGAAATTCAATTAGTGTAAACGCACCAGACCCACCTCCCCCTCCCCCGCCAGGTACTAGCGATCCAAAAGTTACTGCCCCGCTTCCGCCCCCGCCCGCGCCCCCAATTAATTCAACTTTTACACGTTTTGCGTTTAACGGCTTTGTCCATGTTCCACTAGCAGCAAAAGCTTGAATATTCGAAGCAGTAAACGCAACGGCTGAAGCTGCTGTAACTTGGCCAAGATTGTTAACTGTCAATGACGCAAGTTGAGCAGCGCTTCCGTATACCCCAGTAGGATCAGGTGAAAGCGGAACGGTTGCTCCACTTACCCCGCCAACATTAATTGTCCAGCTCGAGAAGGTCCCGGATCCGGTGTGTTTATCAACGTTCACAACAAGTGTAGTCCCAGAATAGGATGTCACTGTTGCGTGCATATGGTTTGTTGGGGATGCCGTCGAAACAATCTGAATTGCCTGCTGCGGCGTGTATGCCAGCCCGGCTGAAACCGTAAACGTTTTTGCGCCGTTGGTGATTGATTGGCTTGTGGCGCTCGTTGTGTAATACCGATCTCCAATTTGATTGTAGGAAAGCGAATTCCACGCAGTAGTGCCGTCCCCGATTTTGTATCGGCGCGTATCTGTCTCGATCCCGATTTCACGCTCTTGCAAAACCGGATTTGCAGAAGTCCAGTTTGCCGCCGTATCTCCGCGAGGTCTAATTCTGTCTGGCATAGATTAGGTAAATTGTGCGTTTCCGCCGTTGTAGTCTATAGAAAATGTTGTGGTTGTTGCAATTCCGCCATCAGCAGTAATCGTGAAAGAAGCTGATGATGCAATCCCGCCATCAAGGTCATTTGCCGGCGTGACAACTCCCCCTCCTCCGGTGAATTTCATCACCGGCATACAATCCGTTGCAGACTCGAGGGAAAGTGATGGCATTTTAAGTATTGAACAAACGCACGATGCCTGTCGCAGTCGTACCGGTCGCGCGCACTTTGACCACTTTCACCGGGAACCATCCGACAACGCCGCTGAACAGAACAACGTCACCCCCGGGAGTTTCAACGCTAATCGCGCCAGTGCCGGCAACGTAGAGCGTCGAAGGTTCAAACGTAGTAGAGTCGCTTGGTGTAACCGCGGCCGCGCGCTCCGGCTGAGTGACTGTGTCGCGAATAACCGTGTTCGCGCCATCGTTGATGTAAAGAGGATTCCGATTTGCCATATGCTATTGTCCTAGTGCTCTGCTGAGCATTGATTCTCGAGTTGTGTCGGCCTCGGACAAGAGTTTTGCCCCTTGCGCGGCCTGCGCTAAATTGTCTGCCATCTGCTGGCGCTGTGCTGCCTCTGCTCGTTGCTGGCGGATTGCGGCAACTACTTCGTCCGGGCGCACAATCTTTTGCGGCACCCCAAGCATATCACCGTACTCATCCACGACTTGATCCATATCGATCTTATCAAGGATTTCCGGATACGCTTGCGCGAGGTTTCCGGCAAATCCCACAAACCGCTCAATGCCGGCAGTGGCAACAAGCTTCTGCGCCTGCGCCATGATGCTGATGTACTCGACTTTGAGGTCTTGACCAGCAATTTCCGGGGGCGCCGGGGGCAGTAATCCGCGGCGCAACATGATCGCAAACGTCCGGTCAATCAGCGGATCCAACAGATCTTCGTTTTGGCGCTCGAGCACCGGGCCAAGCATGAGCAGCTTTTCCTCATGCCGCTCCTCGATCTCGCGCGCGGTGATCTGCCTGCGATCCGAATTGGCGAGCATCAAGAAAAGGTCTTCGTAAAAACACTTTTGAACTCTCTGAGATGTCTGCTGGATCAGCACTTGCAATTCGCCAAGCGGCATCTTCACTTCGTGCGCCGGCTTAAACCCGGCCTGCCCCTGATTCCCGTCAACGTAGGTGATGTCCCCGGGAAGTAACGATGCTTTCTGGTTCCGCAACGACATAGGTGCAGTCATCGGCGGATTTACCATTTTGTCGATGCTTTGAATCATCCTTCGTTGCATCGCTTGGAGTTGCTTAATGTCGCCAAGCGCGTCCATTCCCGGGGACATCCCGTAAACATCCTCGCCGGTGATCGACCAGCGCGGGGCCATTATCGGAAATTCATCGAATCCACTCTGAGCCAAAAGCTGCTCGTCCTCATCCGCGCCAACCTCCCAGTAGATCGAAGCGTACTTTTTGAACTTAGCCAACAACTTGCCCTCGTTGTAGTCCTCGTTAGGCATCACCATATGGGCAACGTCAATCCACTCCTCGTAGTTTCCGTTCTGCCAAAGGTCGCGCGTGCGCTTGCTCACGTTGTCTTTGCCGAACTGCTGCACCAACTGGCGCACAGTCATGCTGTACTCGCGCAGGAACGTATCAATCGAAAGCCGGGAGTTCTGCGACAAGCAATACTGCCCAATCGGAAACGTATGGCATCGGATAACGTCAATGTCGTCCTCGAGCACCGCCATCGCGGCAGTGCCAAACACGCCTTCGTCGCCGTAAAGCAGCGGCAGCGCGTTGTACAAATTCGACTTCAAAAAGATCGTCCGCATTCGCCGGCTTACATCGTCCAGCCACATTTTCACCGGGCCGAATTCTGCAAGCTCCGGGTCAGGAGTCGAAAGCAGGAACCAAGGACGCGCCGGCGAGGTGAGCCCGGACATCATCCCGGCTTGCAAATTGCGAGCCGAAAGCGTTGCAGTTGAATCGATGATTTTTTGGTTTTTGCGATCACCGCGGTTTCGCTCTGAAAGCGTGAATCGCGAGCGGCGTGGAAGCACATAGTCCGACAGATCACGCCAATGCGGCATGAACGATTCGCGCTCGCGCCTGAGAGCATTCCGCATCCGCTCGAGTCTCTGTCGTTTCGTTTCCATTTTTTAGTTCCCTAGCAACATGCTTAAATTGCCACCGTTAATCATGGATCCAAGCATCATTTGCTTTTCGTCCAGCTTGTAATTTGTCACGGAAGACCCCTGTCCTGCGGTGTATTGTGGCTTTTGATTTCTCATGCCTCGCGGGGCAGATGATCCACCGGCGCCTGTCTCAGCCTGCTTTGCCGCGGCAGTCTGATCGATTCGCTCTTGAATTTTCTCAGGGGCAAATGCGGCCTCGAAGATCACCGGATGGATCTGCGTAAATGCTTTTGAAAGTACGCTGAAAAAGTCCATTTAGTTCCCCAGTAACATTTCCGAATTACTTCCGTCCGCCATAGACCCAAGCAGCATCTGTCTTTCATCGAGCTTGGAGTACCTTTCTTGCGTTGCTAGTCCGCCAGAATACTGTGGCCTTCGAGTTTTTCTGCCTTGAGGCATCGCAGTGTCGTAAGCAGACATTTGCTCTTCCATTGCTTTTTGCGGATAAAGCATTTGTGCTGCCTGTAGCAATCTAGGGTCCATTCCCTGACTCCCTGTTGTCGGGTAAGACATGATGGCGGTGATTGCTTCAAAGACGCCCATTTTAGCCTCCTAGCAGCGTTCCTTGCCCGCGGCGTCTTTCCATTTCTCCAAGCATATCCTGCTCTTGCTCTGAACCTGAAAGCATCACGTTCTTTGTTCCGGATCCCGGGTACTGCCCCGGGCTTGTCCGCAATCCTCGACGCACCGTGTTTTCGTCCATCACGCGGCTTTGATCGTAGTTCTTTGAAGTGAGCAAACTTTCGTTTCGCACGCCCTCTAACTCGCCGCGCTCAGCCTCACCTTGCTTTGCCATTCCCTGCACCGCCGCAACCGGGCTTACCAATCCAAGCGCAGACGCCACATTGCCAATTGCCGCGGCCGGCCCGATCTGCCCGGTAACTAGCTTGAGCGTGTTCTCAAACCGATCACCAACCCAGCTAGTGGCCTTTTTGAAAGCTTTGGCTATGCTCTTAAAAAATCCCATAATTACGATCCAAGCAAAGTGCTGCGCTTCCTTTGTTCTTCGGCCTCATCAAGCGTCATGCCGCCTCCAAGCGTGCCGCCTCCGGTCAGCAAATCCATGCCTTGCCCGCCCACTCCAATTTGATCGCGCCTACCATAGGCGCCCAGCGCCTGTTTCTCTTGTCGATTCGCAGATCGAACAGCACTGCCCTGCACCTTCTCCTCTTCCATTCGCACCTGCTCGTTTGCCATCGCGCGCTGCTGGTCCATTTGATCTTGAGCAATCTTTTGCTGCTTCTTTTGATTGTAAATGGAAACGCCAGCACTGACTGCTGTTCCAACAATGATTGCCGCCGCGACGAATGACATAACTAAATTATTTTCGAGGTTTCCCAATCAACATAAGTGGGCGATTTGATGATAAATCGCTTTTCAATATCTTCGACATTGGTCGTCTCTGTGGCAATCACATTTATCCAAGTCAAGTCTTCCACAACGTAGCCAAGCTTCCGAACGTGCGGTTCCGACACAAGTACTTGAGGGGCGCGGACTTCCTTGAAAACGTTGTCTGCAAACATCCTAACGCACCCTTTCAGGACGATGTTGAGCGCTTTTTCAGAGTGGGCGTGCCCAAGCATGAGTGATCCCGCGGGCGCAAACATCTCTCTCATGTACACCCCGTTACAGAAGTGATGCGTCAGCCCAATGTCCGCCCGGACCCCGGGAGATTGGTTGCTCAGCAGCATCCGCTCGACCTCATCGTAGTTGATCTTCCCGGCCTCGATTTGCCGGCCGATGGTCTCGAGCACCGACATAACGTATTCTTCGTCGTTGTGAGTCTGTATAAGTGTCGTATCGTCAGGCATATGGGTCATATTCTGTCCTTGCTCGATCAGTGTGCATCGTGATCAGTGCTCCCGGTCCGCGCGTCACTGCAACCGGATGCGCGAAAGTCAGCGCCAGCGCATCGGCAAGGTCCGGACTGCTCATGCCGCGCTTCCGCATCTGGTCCTTGCTCTCGAGCTCGAGCTTCCCGGCCGCGTTCGCGTAGCTGTACGTTGGCCCGCACAGATCGATCTTGAGCTCCGTGATATCCGGGATGCTCGCCCCGGACCGTAGCCAATCGGCCATCTCCCACCACATTTCAGCGCGCCGGTTCGCGAACGTGGGTTTGTTGGGGCGACCACCGAAATCGATCGGGATCGGATTGAACCCTAGCTGCCTCAACCGGTCGATCACGCCTTCGCCGCGGCCGGCATCGATGAACACTGCATCCGGTTGCCACTCGACCCAGTGCTCAGCCACTTTTCCGGCCAAGCTCATGTTGTCGATCATCGTGTAGATCTTGGGATCAAATGATACCAAGCCTTGCCGGCCAAAGATCACGCTTCGATCACCGCCGTACCGGGCGACATCGACCCCGAGGATCCGGGGCGCGTACTCGAATTCGGCCTCGGCAATGTGTTTGCCGGCAGCAGCGTGCGCGACATCGATGGTGATGAGCTGATTATCGCTCGATGCGTCAAAGTCGCAGAGCATCTCCTGCCGAAACTGGTTTTCGGTCATGGTCTTTCGCATGAGCTCGATCTCCTCCGGGCTGATGCACCCAGTGTCCCGGTAGGTGTAGAGTCGCGTGTACCAATCCGGATCTTTCCGGGCCTTGTGGTACACCTCCGAGAACAGGTTCGGGCCTTTGGGCGTGCCGATGAACAACGCCCAGCCATTCCGGTCCGCGAGCGCCGGGCGGATGATTTGGCCCCAGACCTCCGGTTTCATATCCGCGACCTCATCAATAACAATGCCGTCGATGTACAGCCCACGAAGCGCGTCCGGGTTGTCAGCGCCATACACCGAGATCCGGGCGCCGTTCGGCAACTCGCCCCACAACTCGCTCTCGTTGATCTTCACGCCCGGGATCTTCTGCAATTGCGGCTTGAGGTACGGACCCCAAGCGACCGCTTTGGCCTGCTTCAGGAACGGCGCCAGATAGACGTACCGGGCCATCGATTTCGTCGTGATGCCAGCCGCATCCAGCAACGTCACGCCGGCCATGACCGTCTTGCCGGCGCGCCGATGGCAAACCAGAACCGAGAACCGCTTGAGCCCGGTATGGCATTCGACCTGCCATGACCGCGGGTGATACCCAATATCCGCTTCAATCTCAGGCATGAGGCGCCTCCCCGCGGGCGCGCCGCATCTCCGGGTGATTGTGCAGGCCAAGCTCAGCAAAGGCGTTGAGCGCCCATGCATCACTCTTCGCCCACGCTTTGCCCCGGTCGCCGTTGGTGCGTTCGAGTTCCGCGTTGAACACTACCGCAATGTTTTTGCGTAACGTTGCAAATACTTCAGCCAGAGGCTTATGATCCCACATCCCCATATTTATGTCAGTGAATGTCAATTTATGTCAGAGATTTCGCTCACTTTGTCAGGGATGCCGGCACTTCTGTCACGCTCGAGCGCTTCTTTGTCACGCATGTACGCCCGGTATGCCGCGCTGAGCCATCGGTCCGCGTCCAGCAGTACTGCCCGGTCCGCGGGGTATTGGTTGCGGTCATCGGGCGTGCGTTCAAGGATCCGCCGGCGCAGTGCGTCCATCACGCTTGCCCCCTCGGCACAGACCTGCTTGTAGGTTTCAAGCTGCTCGCGCAGTCGCTTGTTCTCGTCACTCATGTTTTCACCGCCTTTGCCGCCTTTACCCCCTTTGTTCCAGCCATACGAAAAAACTGTCATAGCTCTTCGCTCACAAGTCGCAGCACCCCGGGTTGCTCCGGGCTCGCGGGCACTCGAGTGATCAGTTTGATGATGGTAGGCCCGCCGGCGCCGGCTTCCGCGGCCGAGGGCTCTCGCTCTTGCGGGACGATCTTGCTGAGCAGCGTGCAGAACGTGCGTGGATCGGAGTTCGCAAGCGCCTCGAGGTACTTGACCCCACCAACACGTTTAAACGCCCGGGCAAGCGCCTTCTTGATGTCCCCTGTGATCTTGTTCGGGACACCCTTGCGCCGGCCGCGTTTCTTAGGCTCAACGCTTGGCTCAGCCTTCTTTGTCAGCCTCTTTTTCTTTACGGCCATTGCGCGTACAAAACAACTCCATTTCCTTGTTTATTAACTACTTCCACAGCAGTAATGGATTCGTGAAATTGCATTAAACTTAACGCCAGCTCATCCGAGGAGAACTGCGGTTCAGCCGGTAAACTCTTTTTGAACCCATCAATCAAAGAATCGATAAACTCCTGTCTTCCAGCATTTATAGCAGGAAGCTCAGCCCAGAATCTGACTTGCGCCCCGTTTTCAAACTTAAAACAGGTCATAGACTCGATGAATGCAGGTTGTCTCATATGACACAAGGGTGCCCCGCGTTTACCAAAAGGCAACTTTGTAATGCTTGTAATGCTTCTGTAATGCTTCTCAAAAACAACGTAACACGTTGGCATTCAACATTGTAATGCTTGTAATGCTTCTTTTTCGATTTTCAAAGACTTTCCGGAAAACTGCACGGATACCCTACTGCGCTACAGGGGTTTACCAATGTCATAGATACTTTTCATTAAAAGAAGCATTACAAGCATTACAAGCATTACAATGCTCTCTATCAACGACTTGCGTGTAATGCTTCTAAGCATTACAGGCCCCCCGGAGATGCATTACACGCGCACCGCGGTTTCCACGCTGCCTCCTGCCAACCCACGTTCCCGGCCAGCGTTTTGCGTAAACATCAGAGCTCCTTGTGTTTGCGGCGGCTTTTGGGCCGATGCTGCCATGCCTCCGGTAAATCGTTGCCGCACTTGTGTTTAGGATTAACTATGTGGCGTGCAGGCATTTGCTTGCCTTCCGTTTTACCCCGATTTTGTAAAAAGGAAGTGCCCGGGCGACGAAACCCCCAAAACCCCCAAAACCCCGGACAATTCACCGGGCCGCATAGCCGAAACTCCAAAACCCCCAAAACCCCCGAAACCCGGCGTGCAAAAATGCGTGATGACAATTTTCTTAACCGGCCGGTCAAAAGGCGGTAAAGGCGGTAAAGGCGGTGCCGCAGAAAATGGGAGTGACAAATTTACTCCCGGTAAAACGTTTGTTTAACGTAAGTGCCTGGCATTGCGGCATTTACAAATTATGACACAGATTTCCATTGCGGCCCACGCCGACCCATGCTTTAATAGCGGCTCAGTGTTAGTTCGTTTCAATCAACAAAACCAAATCACACCATGACACCTCGCGAAAAAACCGAAGCCATCAACCTCTACGGAGATTGGAAAATCGAAAGTCTGCAATGGGCCTTGGCTCAAGCCGCCACTCACCCAACAGCAAAACGGTACATTCAGTTTGTGCTGTCCATCCGGCACCGCCGCTAAGCGTTCCCGTCTGCGCCCCGGCCCCCCGGGGCGTAGCAGGGAGCACTTCCGCTCCGCTAACCAACACAAACTAGAAAACTGATATGAAAATCACCAACCTCCGCAATACCGCAACCGGCCCTGTCGCGCAAATCGACGGCATCTGGCACTCAGTCAACGCGCATCACGGCGCCGTTGACGAAATTCGCTACCCGCTTTCCGAACGGGAGATTGCAGATCTCGAGCAAATCAAGCGGCCGGCACCGCTCAGACTCGACCAACTTGTTTACTGGCGCAATTTGTTCGGCATTTTCAATTACGGCCGCGTTGAATCGTTCAACGAAACGTTTGTCACCGTCCGACTTCCGGAAGACGAGGAATCTGGCGGCAGGCAACCAGCAGCGTACGTCACGCTCACTAGAACAACAGTGGCAACGGACCGCAACGCACTCAAAAAGGCTTAACCGTTCCCGTCTGCGCCCCGGCCCCCCGGGGCGTAGCAGGGAGCAGTTCCGCTCCGCTTAAACCAACACAAACTGATACACGAATATGAAAATCAAATCCGCCCCAATCCACGAACTGACTGTCGCCGCAATCGTTTATTTCTACGGCAAAGATGACACCGGGTACGAGAACTTCGAGGTCTCGGTTCGCAACACGGCTTCGTACGAGCGTTACGAAGCAACCAACTCGAAACTCGAAAACCGGTGCGCCTGCTGCGGCCGGTCGATTTCATGGACCTCGGTGATCGAGCACCTGCCCACCGGGACCTTCTGGCCTGTCGGCCGCGCCTGCGCCGAGAAGATCGAAAGCCTCCAGCCGCTGCTCAAAGACATCGCCCGGGCGACCGTTGCTCTGGGTGAGCGCGTCACCAGCGAGCGCCGGGAGCGCGCGTTCCGGGCAACCGCCAGCACCGAGGTGATCGCGGCTTTGGATTGGGCCAAAACCGGGGTGAACGATACGGCCAAGGACATTGCGACAAAGCTGCGCTCCCGGGGTGCCCTGTCCGAAAAGCAGATCGATTTTTTGGTAAGCCTGCACAAACGCGACCTCGCTTACCGGGCCAGCCTCACCGGCGGGCTTACTGCCGGCAAGCAGACGCTCGCCGGGACAGTCCTCTCGACTCGCGTGCAGACTGACCCCTACACGCGCGGCGCCAAGGACATCACCAAGGCGCTCATTCAACTCGCGAGCGGGTGCAAGGTCTGGGGCACTGCCCCGGCCGGCACCGTCAAAGGCGCCGAGGTAAGCTTCAGCGCGACCGTGGAAGTGAGCGCCAAAGACCCGGCGTTCGGGTTTTACAAGCGGCCGACAAAGTGGGTCACCGGAAACCCATTGACACCCACGCCAGCCCATGCTTAAATGGCGGCTCAGTCTCAAATTCTAACCACTACACGAACATGACAACTCAAGCTACCGCAACCGTTAACAACCGCACGTTACTGCCAGTTCAACGCTCAACAAATTGGAATGGGCGCCCGCTGCTTATTGTTCCCGTCCCCAACGGCTGGGAAGACGTTCGGGCTATCCAAGGCAAAGTCTTGACCTTGCCCGACGATTTCTACGTTTACACGTTCACAAGCTGGGACAGTGACAGGCTAGTCGCGTATTTTCAGCCCGGTCTCGTTGCCCACGCCCGCTAAGCGTTCCCGTCTGCGCCCCGGCCCCCGGGGGCGCAGCAGGGAGCACTTCCGCTCCACCCAAACCAACAAACTAAAAAACTAATATGATCACCGCCATCGACAACATCCTCCGCGCCCCCGCTGACCGCAACGGAAACTCCCGTTGGATCACCCACTACACCCAATGGCTGAGCACCGAAGAGCAGCTTGCCATCGGGCAGCATGACCCCAGCCGGCTTTACGTCATTGCCCTTGGCCGGGCACTAAAGTTCGGCGGGCGCCGGTACAAAGCCAAATCCTACGGAGGCGGCGGCATTGTTCTCCAAGCTTACAGTCCCAGCGAAATCGTTGGCTACATTGCCCGGGCTCTTGAGGACCTGCACCACTTGCGTGATCGCGGCTATCACCTCCAGCCGACTTACGAAGGCACCGTGCGCGTTGTGCGCGGCGGCACTTTTGTAAGTGCACACGCCTACGCGGCAGAAGCCGCCAGCGCAGCGCTCGCTGACGCTCAAAAAACCTCAGGCGGGGCACCCACGCCGGCACCCACGCCGGCACCCACGCCGGCATCGGCGGCGGCGCCAACGCAAGCGAATCTTGCCGCGTTTGCGGCCGCGGTGCTCGAGGTCATCGAGGACCATCAAAACGTAGGCCTTAACCGGGCTAGCGTACCGTTTGTGGCCCCGGAGGCCGCGTTTGCGGCAATCGTTCAGCTTGCAGCGCCGCTGACGCGCATCAATCCGGACAACGGCTTGTTGACCGCCTTGCGCTAAGCGTTCCCGTCTGCGCCCCGGCCCCCGGGGGCGCAGCAGGGAGCATTTCCGCTCCGCTAACCACAAACTGATACACGACCATGAATGACGAAAAATACAACGGCTGGACAAACCGCGAGACTTGGCTCATCCCCCTTTGGTGGGATGAATGCCCGATTGAAGAAATCGAGGCCGAATCCAAGGAAGCCGCAATCGCCGCGCTAGCCGTGCGGCTCGAAGAAATATTTCACGAAACAAACGAAACGCCAGCAACCGGGCTGGCGGCTGATTTATTTGCGGGCGCAGTGGCTCGAATTAATTGGCATGAGATCGCCGAACATTACATTGACGACATCGAGCTCACGGTGCGTTAAACGTTCCCATCTGCGCCCCGGTCCCCGGGGCGTAGCAGGGAGCACTTCCGCTCCACCAACCACAAACTGATACACGACCATGAAATGGAAATACGAACTGACTGACACATTTGGCGACCAACCCAACTACTCATGGGTGCGCCGCGGCGTAATCGCCGGCGACAAACCAACAGCACTGCGCGCAGTGCGCCGCGAGTACGGCTTGACTGACCGGGCTCTCATTACCCGGGCCGGGGACGTCATCGAGCTTCGCTGGCGCAAACAGAACCTCGTCTTGTTTTTTGAGCCGGCCGAGGATTTTTTGCAATACAAGGTCTCGCATCTCTACGCGCCCCGGGAAGCGGTTATTTGGGCGGACTCGCACTATGACGCGCTGGTGCGTGCGGCGCGGCTTTTCGCGACTGACATTAGCAAGGTCGATGCAGCAATCTATGGGGGCAAATAACATGCGCGACGAATTCCCCTATCGACCTGACCCCGAACTGCACCGGGTTGTAACTCAAACTCCGGACATTGAATCGCCGGCGTATTGGACGAGGAGACTGTCTCCCCAAGACACTCCGCGGCCCGATCTGCTGGGCATTGATAACAACTTCGACGACATTCTTGGATTCGCTGCCGCCGTTGCGGCATGGTGCCGGGAAAACAATCTCAGCTACAAAAAACACTAACATGAAAAATACACTACCATCACTTCGAGACGCCGTTGCCAGCCCTACCGCTTGGGACGGACCACAGAACTTTGCCGGCACCCTGCCAGAGCGCGGCTGGGGCCTATTGCTGGCGCGCAACCGCGATTCCGATGTCCTGACCCAGTCCAACTGGGACGCGGCGCTGGCTGAGCTTGGAGGCGAGTCAGATGACGTTGAAATCGTACGCATCGGCCATTGGGCCTGCGGTTGGATTGAATTTCTCGGCGTGCGCGAGGGCACCGAGGTTTATGAGCGCGCAGTTGAGATCCGCAATGCGCTCGAAGACTACCCGGTCCTCGACGAGGAAGATTTCTCGCAACGCGAATGGGACGAGGCTCAGCGCGTCTGGGCAGACTGCTACCGGGTTCAGGACCGGATCCGCTACATTCGGGAGAACCGCTCTCAATTCGAGTTTGGCAACTTTGCCGAATTGCTCGCAAACGTCCGCGGCACCGCGTTCAGCGGCTACCCATCCGAATTGCTATGAGCGACAACGAAACCTACGAGCAAAGCCTTGCGCGCGCCCGGGAGCTCATTGCAGACGCTCAGCGCATTGCCGATGACATCATCGCCCGGGCGCAGGCGCAGGCAACGCGCATGACGACCGATGCAGTTCGCGAGGCCCGGGAAATCCGGGCTAAAGCAATCCGCGGAGTCCTGAGCGCACTCGATCAACTCGACCATGACTGAACAAAAATTCCAAACCCAGCTAAAGCGGATCTATAAACAAAGTCCGTTTCAGCGCCACTTTGAGCGCCTGTTGCATACATTTGCGGAGACGCATTGGGACGAACCAATGGCTCCGTTTATTTTTTGCCTTAGCTTGCAGGAACTGAATGCCATGATCGAATACGCCAACGAAAATGACATTGAGATCCCGAAAGTTGAACTCGAAAACGCTCACGCCATTTTAGACTACCATGACCGACTGGGACTTTGACCTGTACGAACTGGACCGGGAAAAATGCCCGGTCTGCCGCGCGCCTTATCAAGCGCACGATTTAAATGGAATGCTTGCCTGCCAAAAGATTGCGACTGACTTTACGCGCGATTTTGTCTTGCCAATAAAAGAAGGCAAAAGCATCGACCACTTTGCGGTCGCTCAAAAAACATGGCAGGCGTTTTTGAAAGCGTTCCCAAAATACAAATATCGCGCCCCCATAACCCGTGAACGAATTGAAAATGCATCCTAAAGCGCACCGCGTGCAGCACCGGGATACCGGGCTGTATTTACTGTTTGAAGAAACGCTCAGCGGCGTAAAAGCTTACTGGGTCACAAAACTCGAGTGGGCTTCCAGATTGTCGCTGAATGAGGCCCGGGAGGCCGCGAAAGACCTTGGCCTAAGCTCCGCGGACTATCGCATTTGCGTGCGCTAAAAACCCGTCCCCTATCAAAACAAAAAGCCCGACCGAGTAATCCCGGCCGGGCTTTTTCATGGAGACAAACAACGCTCTATTGGCCGCGATTTACTATCTCAGCCGCGCGGGTAAAGACTAGAATGTTTGCCGCGGCAAGCGCAACAATCAAAACGCCCTCTCCGGTTGTCTGCACTACGTTTTTAAGCACCCAAACGTCAAACGCGACAAGCCCCGCGGCGCCGGCAAAGACTGCCAGTGCTGCCGCAAAACTGTTGCGCCTTGCGCTCGAGACAAAAAGCTGACGCGCAAACAACTCGCGCTCAATTTTTGCCAGTCTTCCGCCGATTTTCGATCCATTCATAAATTGCTCCTAGTTCGTATTTTACTAAGTTTGAATATTTGACGTACGGAGGACCGTAGCCTCGCGTCCGCCAGTTCTCGAGGGTCCCCGGGGATATCCCGAGGACCGCCGCTGCCTCTTTGGACGAGATTAGCTTCATGCGAAGGGAATGTCGTCTTCGTTGATTGGCTCGCCCGGGAGAACAGGCTCAGCAGTCAGGTCAGGCAATGGCTTTGCGTTTTTCACAACCCGAGTGACCCGGGCGGGAACCGCTGTAGAAAGCCGCGCCTTGGCCTCGTCCTTCGCTTTAACAATCTGCGCGAAGTCCGGGTGCTTGCTAAACTGCTGAGCGTCCTCCCAAACTGCTTTTAATGTATCGAGGTTGCCGGCGCCTTGCAACGCGTGGACAACGTCTGTCAGCCCGGGCACTCCGTTGGGTGCAGACCCGGGACCGCCGCCGCTGCCGCCTTTGATCACGGACCTGTACCCGCCGCCGCGGCCAACAGCAGTCTCGCCATCGTCGTCGTCTTGGGTGATGCCAACGAGCGAGGTTAGTCCGTACCGGCGCCCGTAGGTGATAGCGCTGCCAACGCCCTGCGCGTCCGGTTTGGTAATCGGGATCCCGATGCTAGTCTGCACCCACTCGCCCGACTCATGGATAAGCGTTGTGGTGACTAACGCCTCTTTGCCTGACGTCTCGGCGCCCTGCACGACCGCCAGTCCATTGCTGGACAACGGCTCACGGATTGCGTCCCAAATGGACGCAAGATCGGCGTACCGGTTTTTGAAATGCGGGTTCACCGCATCCTTGGTTGCTGCTTTGAATTTGCCCTGCGCTTTTGAAAGAGCGCCAGCCAACTTTGCTACTGAATCGGATGATTGCATATATGTGTGTGTGTGTTTACTTTGCTTTCTTAACGTTGACCCGGAACCCGCGATACGATGCCCGGACGTATTCCGGGACAATTTTGGACTCAACAACGCCGGCCGAAATCGACCATCCGTTGCCAAGCACTTTTTCAGCGTCACCAATCGACGCCAAAATCTGATTGCGCGCTGCCTCCTTGAGGTCTTCGAGACTTTTGATCTCGGAGCTCAGGTGCCGATACTGGGCGACCAGTTCATCGAGCGCAGGGTCTTCGCTGACGACTGCCTTCCCGGGAACTGCGTGGGCGTAAAGCTGGCGCAGATACTTGCCATCCGCTGCCCAGTCAGGATCCGGAGCAATGCCGTTGCGCTGAGACTCCCAAAAAGCACTGACTGCGCTCTCGATGCCAGCGTGGACCTCGGCTGATGCTTTGCGAATCGCGATCCGCGGTTCGTTGCCGGCGACGAGTGCGACGATTGCGCCCCATGCCCGACCGGACACAAGCAACTGGGCCTGCAACTGAAGCTCAATGTGAGCCGGCGCTTCGATGACACCATCGTTGTCGCTCCACTTGTCTCTAAACTGTAGGTAATCGACGTTCTTAATCTCCAAGATACCCGGGCCATCAGGGTGGGTAAGGATCTCGAAATCAAACGAGGCGCCGAGACGGAGGTCCGGGATCCGGGAATAAACGCCCCGCCGGCGAACGTTCCACCCCTGATCCTCCGCAACGCCGAGGGCAATCGCGTCTTGTAGACGAGTGCCCCACTTGATGCGGTTGGTTTCCTCAAACGGCTCCTCAACGTAGGTTGGCCGCTTGGACTGCCAAAGACCAAACGCCGTTTTGTACGGGCTTGCACCAAACAAGGCTGGAACCTCAGTCGAGGTTACATCCTGTCGGCGTAAAGCCAACCAATCGTTTTTGTTAACTGGATTAATGTGCTCGCTTTTGTGTGTAGTAGTACTCATAGGACCGCCAATAAAGCATGAGCCGGCGTGGGCAGCAAGGAAAAGATGTGGGCTACATAAACGACTGAACTTGACGATTTTGCCTGTTGTCGTAATGTCAACAGCATGAATCGCACGCCGGCCGAATGGGTCACTCATCGCTTTGGGGGAGTTCGCAAACTTGCATCAGCAATAAACCTCTCTCCATCAGCAATTTCCAGGTGGAAGCGAGGGCAGGGTTACATCCCTAAAAAACGGGAAAAGGCAATCTTGATTGCCGCCGAAACCGCGGGAATAAAGCTCACCTATGAGGAAATTCTTTTCGGCGAATACACTAGCACACAAAAATGCACTCGGAAAAACTGCAACTGCGTGATTATCAACAGGATCTCCTTGCGCGAACCAGAAAAGCGCTCAGCCGCAATCGCAGTGCCGTAATGGTGCTGCCTACCGGCGGCGGAAAAACAGTCATTTTTTGCTACATGGTCGCGAGCGCCGCGGCCCGGGGAAAACGAACTTTAATTTTAGTTCACCGGAGCGAGCTGTTGCAGCAGGTCAGCTCAACATTGACTGCATTTGGAGTACAGCATGACCTGTGCGCTCCGGGAGAGCATAAGACAAGCTCCCGGGTGATTGTCGCAAGCGTGTTTTCGGCAGCGCGCCGGTTGCACAAATTACCGCTCCCGGATTTTGTAATCATCGACGAAGCGCATCATTGCGTTGCCAAGACAACGTGGGGCACAGTCCTGAACTGGGCCGGGAACGCGTATCGCATCGGCGTTACAGCAACGCCGGCTCGCCTGTCCGGTGAAGGTCTGGGGGAATGCTTTGCTGAATTGGTTCTCGGCCCTCAATCGTCAGAACTGATGCAGGCCGGGCACCTGTCTGATTACCGTTATTTCCGCCCGCCAACGCAATTCAGCACTGCGGGCATTCGCACAGTCGCCGGGGACTTTAAGCAGAGCGACATTGAGCTCGCGGTTAACAAACCCAAAATCACCGGCAATGCGGTTGACCATTACGAGCAACATGCCGCCGGGAAACGAGCAGTTGTCTTTTGCATCACCGTTGCGCACGCCCGAGAAGTGGCGGCTGAATTTGAGCGGCGAGGGCACAAAGCCGGCACGTTGACCGGGACCATGCACGCACTAGATCGCGCGCAGATGGTCCGGGATTTTGCGGAAAACAAAATGCAAATCCTTTGCTCCTGCAACGTGATCTCGGAGGGATTCGATTTGCCGGCAATTGAAGTTGCCATTTTGCTGCGCCCAACTCAGTCGCTTACCATGTTTTTGCAACAGGTAGGCCGGGCACTGCGCCCCTACCCCGGGAAGAGTCACGCGATCATCCTCGATCATGTTGGCAACGTTGATCGTCATGGAATGCCTTGCGACGAGCGCGAGTGGACGCTTGCCGGCAAAAAGAAAAAACCTCGAAACAAAGACGATGCTATTGCAGTCAAGATATGCAAAAAATGCTTTGCTGTTAACAAAAGCACCGCAACTGCTTGCGTTGTTTGCGGAACACTTATTGTTTCTCAACCACAGAAAATTAAAACCGACGAAGACGGTGCGCTCGTCGAGGTCGCGCGCGGGCGTAGTCCAAAAATGCCTTTCGCGGATCGCCTACGCGAGCAACGAGAAGCAAAAAGTTTGGCAGCGCTTGTTGATCTCGGACGCAAACGCGGCTACCGTTGGCCCCTTGCGTGGGCCAATAAAATTTTGGAATCCCGCAACAAGAAACCAAAAACACTAACATGAGCGAAGAATACAAAGTCACAATCCGCATAGGCGAATACACTAACAAACAAGGCGAAACCAAGGGCAAGTACCTTGAGATTGGCGAAGTTCGGATGGGCGAAAAAGGACCGTATTTTGTTTGGAAGGCGCATACTATTCCGATGGAAATCCAATACCTTGCCAACAAGGAACGCAAACCTGACATCCTTTGCAGTATGTGGGCCATCGAGGACCGCAATTCTGGCGGCGGACGAGGGGGCGCCAATGAACCCTTCTGATCCGTCCGAATCTCGGATACAATCTGAAATTATGCTGGCCGCACCTCGCTTTGGGGTGCGGCTTTGGCGTTATCAGACCGGCAAATATCAGCTTCCAGACGGCAGATGGGTAGGGTCAGGTTTCCCGGGAGCGGCCGATTTGTGGGGCCTGCGGTTGCGAGACGGCAGATTTTTAGCGGTAGAGGTAAAGTCTAAGACCGGCCGCGTTGGACCTCTCCAAGCGGACTTTTTAAAAATGATCAGGGAATGCGGCGGCATCGCCGGCGTCTGCCGATCTGTGGACGACCTTGAAAAACTTGTGAGCGCTGATTGACGCGTTGACTTTTTTGCAACAGCATCGGCTATGGCTCTCGATTTCAAAGGTCTAAACGCTTCGTTGCTTTTCCGGGCAAAAGACGTTTTACCACAGTGGTTTCCGCACGGAAAATTTATTGGCGGAGAATTCGTTGTCGGAGGCGTTAGCGGCGAAAAGGGAGATAGCCTCTCAATCAATTGGCAGCGAGGCGTCTGGAAGGATTTCTCGACCGATGAAGGCGGCGCCGATTTGATCAGTCTATACGCGGCGCAGCACGCGTTAACTCAAGGCCAAGCATTTAAACAATTGTCCGGGCAGTACGATGCGCCTCCAGCAGGACTACCAGTGCCGGCGGCACCCCCAAAACCCCCAAAAAAGGTTGTGCAACAATTACCCCCAGAGGACGCGGCGCGCCCCTCATTTGTCCACTTCCGTCATGGCCCGGCGGTTGCGGTGTACGAGTACCGCGCGGCGCGCGGCGCAATCATTGGCTACATCACGCGGCATGAACCTCCGGGGGCCCGGAAACAGTTCATCCCTTGGACTTGGGACGCAGAAAAATCCGATTGGCAATCGGTGGGCTTTACGGATCCGCGGCCGCTCTATGGGCTCGATCTATTGGCGGCTCACCCCGGGAAGCCAGTGCTGATTGTGGAGGGCGAAAAAGCGGCCGAGGCGGCAAAGAGGATTTGCGGGCATGTTTATTTGCCGGTCACTTGGCCCGGAGGCGCCGCGGCAGTGCACAAGGTAGACTGGTCAGCGCTTTCCGGGAGAAAGGTCATCATTTGGCCTGACGCGGACGAGGCCGGCGTGCGGGCGGCAGAGACCATTGCAGACCTGCTGTCGGATCGGGCCGCAAGCGTGAAGATCATCGACGTCTCAGGGATGCCTGACAAATGGGACGCCGCGGACGCTGCCGCCGAAGGCATGGCCTACGACACTTTTGTAACTTGGGCAAAGCCGCGGCTGGCCGCTTACGAGGCGCAGACGACCGACGAAAAGGCGCAGGCTGAGCGCACGGCTCAAGGCGCCGGCTTACAATCCCGGGTCGAATTGTGGGGACACCTTGGCCTCGAGTTGGCCGGGGAAGGGAAAGGCCCGATTCCAAACCTCGACAATGCATGCAGAATTCTCGAGCGCTGGGACGGGTTTTCCGGGGCAGTCTGGTACGACACTTTTCGCGAGCGCATATTTACAACTTGGGACGGGGACCGCCGCGAATGGACCGACAACGACGACCTCCGGTTAACCCGGCAAATTCAGGCTGAGATTTACTGCCCGCGGATGAGCGTGGAAACGGTGCACGGGGCACTACAGTTGACCGCCTACAAGCAGCGCAAGAATGAGCTCACCGAGTGGCTTAACTCGTTAACGTGGGATGGCACATTTAGGCTCGAGCGGTTGCTGGCAGATGGCTTTGGCGCGCACGACAAGCCGTACCATTCCGAGGTTGGCCGGTGCTTTTTGCTTGGGATGGTCGCCCGGGCATACCGGCCGGGGTGCAAGGTTGATACCATGCCGATCCTCGAGGGCGCCCAAGGCACTGGAAAATCAAGCGCGCTCCGGATCCTTGGCGGAGAATGGTTCGCGGAGTGCCATGAGAGCGTCACGACAAAAGACTTTTATCAGGTCCTGAAGGGGGCATGGCTTGTCGAGATCTCCGAGATGCATTCGTTCGATCGTTCCGAGGTCGAGCGCATCAAAGGGATCATCTCCTGCGGCGTTGACCGATATCGCGCCCCGTACGGACGCAATGCCGAGGACCATCCGCGGCAGTCAGTGTTTGCCGGCACAACAAATCGGGACGATTGGCAGCGGGACGACACTGGCGCCCGCCGCTTCTGGGCGGTCCGATGCGGACAGATCGATTCCGCATGGCTGGCCGTAAACCGGGACCAGTTGTTTGCCGAGGCAGCGCACCGGTTTCGGGCTGGCGAAAGTTGGTGGAGTGTACCAACGGTTGAAGCGGCCGCGGAGGCTGACGAACGGCGCCCCCGGGACGCATGGGAGGACTGCTTACGAACATGGCTGGACGACAATCGCCAGTATACCATGACGGAAATTCTGGCAGGGGGCCTCGAAATCCCGCCAGCCCGGCAGGACCGAATTTCACAGTTGCGAGTGGGATCCGCGCTCCGGGCGCTGGGGTGGGAACCGCATTCAATCCGAGGAAAAAATCATGCAGTCATCCGCGTATGGAAGAGGAAAGACTAAAACCAGTACAGGTTCCAATGTTCAATGATGTAAACCGCGCTTGCACGCGTTGGCTCATTGATCGAGGCGTTTACACGACCGAACTTGGGTTGCGCGGCATCGTCGATAGCGAGGCCCGGGCAGCGCTGGCTAAAAAGAAACGCAAGAGGAAAGCAATTGAGAAATTCGATGAAACTGTGGACGAGCTGTCTCAAGGTGATTAATTTCGGGCGCATGGAATACCTATTAAATCGGTTACGCGAGCCTTCCAGTTGGAGAGGGATTTTTGCGCTTTTGACTGCTGTTGGATTGAAACTGCACCCCGAATTGCAGGAAGCGATTTTGTCTGTCGGGCTAAGCGCAATTGGGCTAGTGAACTTCTTCCGTAAGGAAAAGAATGATTCTAACCCTCCTGCAAATCCTTAAAAGCTGGCTCGAAATCAAAGCCCGCCGCGCATCATGGGAGCTCGAACGCGACATTGCTAACCACTGTGATGAACTGGAAAATCAAATTCTCAAAGCTCGCGCTGATGGCAATGATGTTTTGGCTGACAGGTTGCGCGAAAGATTCGCGCGTTCCAGCGCGTTATCTTTATCCCCCGACACAGGACGTTCTTGAACTGCACGCGGGGCAAATTTACACCGCTCCCGGGCCGCAGAAATGGTACTCAGCCGCTCGCTTTCAGCGGCTCGAAATGGACTACCTCAACGCAGTTGCCGCGCTTAAACAGGCGCAGAACCGATGAACCTCAAGGACGATGCTGGTCTTGATCTTGGTCTTCTTATTGCTGGTTTCGCAGGAGCAATCTTGACCTCAAGCAAACAGGCCGGCGTAAATCTGACTAAGACCATTGCTTCGCTTATTGGCGGCGCTGCCAGCGCTAACTACATTACGCCGCTCATTCTGAAAATCGCTCACCTCGAAGGCGACATTCATTACGGGTACGGCGCAGGATTTTTGCTGGGATTTTGCGGTCTCCGAGGAGTAGAAATGCTGGCTGAAAAATTCATCACCACTACCAGTATCAATGAACCTGTCGCTCCTAGTCCTCGCAAACGCGCTCGCAAATAGCGTTTTAGCAATTTCTGCAATTCACTTGTGGTTAAAGGTTTTTGGTCACGAAGACAGTGCTATTTA